CCCTCACAGGCTCTCATACTACACGAGATGTGGAACCGTAGGTTTCCTATGCTCATTGCTTCTCGTGGGTTTGGTAAGTCCTTCATGCTGTCCTTGTATGCGATACTGCGTGCATTGATCCTACCTAAGCGTAAGGTGGTAATCGTTGGTGCCGCCTTCCGTCAGTCAAAAGTCCTGTTTGAGTATATGGAGACCATCTGGAGCAACGCACCCATGCTAAGAAGCATGTGTTCAGAAGATAGTGGTCCACGTAGAGAAATGGACAGATGTCTACTGAGGATCAACGAGAGCCGCGTTACATGTTTGCCGCTGGGCGATGGTCAGAAGATTCGTGGTCAGCGTGCTCATGATATTGTCAGTGATGAATTTGCATCTATTCCTAGAGACATCTTCGAGACTGTTGTTGCCGGGTTTGCGTCTGTTAGCTCAGACCCTATTGGTAATGTGAAGCGTCTAGCTGCCATGAAGAGAGCGGCTGAGCTTGGTATTATCATTGAGCAGGCAGAGAAGAACTCTATGGGCGATCACAACAACCAGATTATTCTGTCTGGTACTGCGTACTACGACTTCAATCACTTTGCTGATTACTGGAAACGATGGAAATCCTTCATCAACAGTAGGGGCAATCCCGCTAGACTACAGGAGATATTCGGTGGAGAAGACGTTCCAAAAGACTTCCTATGGGATGAATACTCTGTTATTCGAATCCCTTACGAACTCCTGCCAGACGGCTTTATGGATGCAGCACAGGTTGCCCGATCTAAAGCCACTGTTCACTCGGGAATTTACCAGATGGAATATGGGGCAACGTTTACAAGAGACTCTCAAGGCTTCTTTAAGAGGTCATTGATTGAGTCGTGTGTGTGTGATGAAGATGATACTGTATTTGACTCACAGGGCGAGCCTATCTACTTTGGACCTGTCCTGATTGGTAAGAGAAATAGACGGTATGTGTTTGGTATCGACCCCGCATCTGAGGTTGACAATTTCAGTATTGTTGTGTTGGAACTGTGTGGAGATCACAGGCGTATTGTGCATGTGTGGACTACCACTAGGGCTGACCACAAAGAGAAGATCAAGAATGGTTACGCTAGCGAAACTGATTTCTACTCGTACTGTGCTCGCAAAATCCGCGACCTAATGCTCAAATTCCCATGTGTTCACATCGCTCTGGATGCGCAGGGCGGTGGTATCGCCATTGAAGAGGCTCTGCATGACAGGGATAAGCTCAAAGAGGGAGAACTGGCGATATGGCCTATCATCGACATTGACAAAGAAAAGGACACAGACGGGCACTCCGGTCTGCATATCCTTGAGCTGTGCCAGTTTGCTAAGGCAGATTGGCTGGCTGAGGCAAACCACGGTCTTCGTAAAGACTTTGAAGACAAGAGTATTGTGTTCCCCGCATTTGATGGTGCCTCGTTTGGTATGTCTAATGTTGAGGATGCTGTTAAGGGGCGTCTGTATGACACTTTGGAAGAGTGTTTTATGGAGATTGAAGACCTCAAGGACGAGCTGTCTATCATACAGATGACTCAAACTGTTAGTGGTAGAGACCGTTGGGATGTACCAGAGACCATTGTGGGTGTGGGTAAGAAGGATCGTATGCGTAAGGACCGTTATTCTTCCTTGATCATGGCTAATATGGCGGCGAGAATTATTGATAGAACCCCAGAAGTGGATGATTATGAATTCTACGGTGGATTCGCTGGATCGGTTAAATCTGCAAACGTTGAAGAAGAGAAAGACTTCATTGGGCCGAGTTGGTTCACTGAAGCAATGGAAGGCATTTACGATTGATTGGTGTATAAATACTCGACAGTCCGAATCCATTCACTAATGTCGAGGTATACATGGAAACTACTAATAGATCAGACGGCTCTTTAATCACTTGGAGAGAGAACGACGCTTCTAGTCAAAATGAGGCTTTATCAGCATACGCATCACAGGGTGAGACAGGTGGTCATATCCACCAATCTAGGGCAGATCGTGCATTTATTGGAGTGACTCCCACCACCTCTGTACGCTCCAGCTTTAACCGTAGTGATTACAACGGATATCGCCCCTCTGAAACCATCCCCACAAGACACCGTGACAGCCTCCGTATGTGCATGGATGCCTACGAGAAGGTCGGAATCATTCGGAATGTAATTGATTTGATGGGAGACTTCGGAAGTCAGGGCATCAGCATTGTCCATGAAGACAAGAGTGTGGAGAAGTTCTACAAGGCTTGGTTCAAGAAGGTGTCCGGCAAGGAGCGTTCAGAACGATTCCTCAACACCCTGTATAAAACTGGTAGTGTGATCCTGTATCGTAGCACAGCGAAGATCACCCCAGCTGTTAAGAAGTATGTGCGTGCATTAGGCTCCGATATTAAGGTTGAGAAGCCCCACTTTGATAAGTCTGTAGTGCCGTGGCGTTACAACTTCATGAATCCTCTTACGGTTGAAGTAAGAGATGGTGTAATGAGCATGTTCGCTGGCAAGCGTTCACACAATCTTCGCGTTGGTCGCTTTGTAGACAAGATGAACAAAGCTGAAATCCCCGAAGAGTACTCAGAGTCCCTTCCTCCAGAGGTGAAGAAGGCTATCCAAGAAGGTGGTAGAACCGTCAAGCTTGATCCTGAGAAAATGCGTATCTTCCATTACAAGAAGGATGATTGGAGCCAATGGGCGAAACCAATGGTCTACGCTATTCTTGACGATATCATCATGCTTGAGAAGATGAGACTCGCTGACTGCTCCGCATTAGACGGTGCTATTTCTAACGTTAGACTGTGGACAGTTGGTAGCTTTGAACATAGAGTTCTCCCTACTAAGGCTGGTATCAACAGAGTGCGTGACTCTCTAGCTAATATCGCCACTGGTGGTAGTATGGAGATGGTATGGGGTCCAGAACTGACTTACACTGAGTCCAACAGTCAGGTGTACAAGTTCCTTGGATCAGAGAAATATAGCTCTGTTCTCAATGGTATCTACGCTGGACTAGGAGTTCCCCCAACCCTGACTGGTATGGCTGGAACCAGCGGTGGATTTACCAACAACTTCATCTCACTGAAGACTTTGGTTGAGAGACTGCAATATGGCCGTGCTCTACTACAGACATTCTGGGAAGAAGAGATTGAGACTGTCCGTAGGGCTATGGGCTTCAGAAAGTCTGCTCAGATCACCTTTGATCAGATGTCCCTCGCTGACGACGCTTCTGAGAAGAACCTCTTGCTACAGCTAGCTGACAGAGACATTATCAGCAATGAGACTGTCCTTGAGCGATTTAAGGAGCTTCCGGGTATTGAGAAGATCAGACTGAAGAGAGAGCGTGAGCTGAGAGAAGACGGTAAGGCTTCTGATAAAGCTGGTCCGTTCCACAACCCTCAGACAGAGCACGAACTACAGAAGATCGCTCTGCAAGCTGGTAAAGTCATGCCTACTGATATTGGTATGGAGAGCACTGTACCCGATAAGCTGTTAGTCCCAGCTGATCCCAATCCTCCCATTGTCCCACCAGCGGGTGGCTCGAAGCCGGGAACCAAGCCTGTTACTAAGAAGAAGGGTGACAACGCGGGTAGACCCAAGCAGTCTACTGACACCAAGAAGCGAAAGAAGAGAGTTGACACTCCACGTAGTAAGCCCGGCGTAGCTGATACGATCCTCTGGGTACAGGAGACATTCGATGAAATCGGCACCATCGTAAACGCCGCCTACCTTGGTAGTAAAACCAAAAAGACTCTACGACAACTGACTAAGGCTGAAGTGGCAGAGCTGGAAGGGGTTAAAGTCGACGTCCTGTGCGCATGTCCTCTAATGCAGGTTATGGATACCGACTTCGTAATGTCAGTCTTAACAAGCAAAAAGACCTATTCTACAGACTTTAAGGATGAGTTGGACGCTATGGGGGTTGATGTCCGAGAGATGTCAATTGACACATACAAGAAGCGTCTTGTGGGCTGTTACATAGAGTTCATTTTTACATCAGATGACTAATTCTATCACAAAGGAGGTTTTTTGTGTATAGTTATTATAGAGGTGAATTATGAATGAAATAACAGTTTTCCAAAGCGAAATTAACGATGGCGTAGCTGAAGCCGTGAAGTCGCAAGCTTCCGTGGCATATTGTTCATCTGTAACGGTTACAGAAAAATCAGCCAATCCAGAAATTAAAGTTCTCGCTGAGAATCTGAACCAGTTTGATCTGTACTACTTAGAAGCTGTGCTAGTATCAACTGGATGGAATAAGAACGATGACGTCTTTATTCCCGAAGCCACATGGGCAGCTCGTAATTCGCCTGTGGACAAACAATTTAACTTTATGCACGATGAAAACGACATCATCGGACATATTACTGGAAGCTACGCTGTCGACGCTGACGGCAAGACCATCGCAGACGACATCGAAGTAGCTCCAGAACAGTTTGACATTATCACACGTGCCGTGATTTATAACAGTTGGACTGCTGCTAAAAATGTAGACAGAATGGAACACATCCTCGCTGAAATCGCTGAGGGCAAATGGTTCGTGTCTATGGAATGCCTCTTCGCTGGTTTTGACTATGCCATGACCAACGCTGCTGGAGAGACTCGCTTGCTCGCGAGAAGCGAAGAAACCGCCTTCCTCACCAAACACCTTCGTGTATACGGCGGTACTGGTAAGTATGAAGGTTGGGATTTGGGTCGCGGACTAAAATCAATTGCGTTTTCCGGAAAGGGTTTAGTTTCAAATCCCGCTAATCCGAGAAGCGTGATTCTTGATAACAAAGCACGTTCCTTTGTACTTACTGATACAGACTTTTCAATAGGAGAATTTAACATGAGTGATGTAAACGTCCTGCAAAAGCAGGTTGATGCACTGGAAGCTAGTCTTGCTGAAGCAAGAACCGAAGCTTCTGAAGCTAAGGCGGCTGTGATCACTGCCAAAGACGCAGAGTACGCAGCGAGAATTACTGAGTTTGAGGGAACTGTGGCAGCTTTAGAAGTTGTTGTTGCTGATCTTCAGGCTAAAGATGGTGAAGCGAAGGCTGCTATTGAAGCTGCTGATGCTGCACTAACGGAAGCAAAAGAAGCTCTTGTAGCATCTGAAGCTTCAGTCAAAGAATTCTCTGATAAAGAGAAGCAGATTGCTCGTCT